CTGATAGGAGCACAGAGAGGGGTCACTTCTGCCGCACTAATTGGGCAAGAAGAGGTTGCAGTAGAAGATATTGGAATTATCGAAGGAATACAGGGGGATGATCCAGAGGAAGTTCTCGATGGGAATACCGAGGACCTTGTAAACTATAAGCTTAATGATAATTATACCAGTAATCGCGCAGTGTATTTTTGGCCCGACGAGGTTGTTCGTAATATAAATGGAACCAATACTATGGTTCATGGATTTTACATGGCGGCAGCTGCCGCTGGGCGCCTGTCGGCAACTCAGAACGTTGCTATTCCGCTGACATATAAGACTCTTTCTGGATTCTCAATCCTTAGAGATAAGATGCTCAGAGAGGTTACTGCAAATGCGTTAGGAAATGTTGGAGCAACAGTTGTTACTCCGGCTACTGGCGGTGGAAAGATTCTCGCTGGCCGTACAACCTCCGGAACGGGCTTTGTAGAGGACGAAGAGATCTCTGTAATGTTTATTCGAGATAGAGTGAAGCAGACGCTTCGCCAGTCCCTAAAGGGCTTTCTCGGAAAGGTTCAGGATGAAAATACAAATGTTCTAGTTGGAGCAAGAGTTAGAGGAGTAATGGCGGCTCTTATCAGTCAGGGGCTTGTCTCTAGTTACCAAGATGTCTCAATAGAAAGAGATAAAGTTGATCCTAGGCAGATTAACGTATTCTTGAGATTTACCCCCGCCTATCCAATCAACTATGTCTTTATCGACATAGAGGTTGGGGTTCTATAATTAGGAGATTATAATGGCAGATTACCCAAACACTGGAAGTATTTTAGATTCCAAAACCAGAACAGGCTTATCGACCCAGATTGCTATTCTTGTAAATGGCACACCGGTTGGTGCTGTCCAATCATTCAAGGAGAGTCAGACGAGAGCTGCGAAAGAGATTGGAGAGGTTGGTACAGACGGATTTATTGAAATAGTTCCGCAATCACAGACAAAGATTTCTTTGACACTAAATAGAATCGTATTCGATGGACTTTCTCTTACTGAGGCCTTTTCTAGAGGATTTAGAAATATCGCAGCACAAAGAATTCCATTTGATATCGTTGTAATAGATAAGTTTTCTAGCTCAAATGATTCTGACTGGATTGTAACTACATACCATAATTGTTGGTTTACTTCACTTGGAAAGGCCTATAACGCTACAGATTATGTAATCACAGAGGATGCCCAGGTATCCGCAGAGTACATGTCTACCGCACGTGCAGATGATGCCGTCGGTCGCTCTGGCCCAATTGAGGGACTCCGACAGGTTAATGCAGATAAGGATGATGTAGAGATGAATGCAGATGCAGGAATTGATGGTCGCAGGGGATCCCTGGACTATAACGGAATTTTTGAAGCAGCATTTTCTGACTCATAAGGGCTTAGATAACCTGCAAATTAATGCCACCTAAAAAGGTGGCATTTTTTTTGTAATTAAGAAGCTTAAGCAGTAGAATATATATTGGAATTTACCTATTAGGAGGCAACATGCCAAGACGAACAGGGACCGTGGGGCGAGGAAGCTCTAAGTCAAGAAAATCTCAGGACAATTCAGAAGCCAGCTCAGAAACTCTAGAGCCGGTATCAGAAGAGTCCGATTCTTCCAAAATTAGCGATCTAAAAGATCTCGTCTTCCTCGGAAGGCTTCAGAGCGATGTTGTAATATCTGGATATACATTTTCTTTGGCGACCCTTACCTCTACGGAGAGTAAGGATATCTACGCTGAGATTATTACCGCAGACGGAACAAGTCGTGTTACTGAGATTAAGCCAATAGTATTATCAAGGGCGATCCAATCTGTAAATGGGGCACCCTTGGAGGATCTATATGACGGAGATGAGGATCTGGATGTATATGATATAAGAAATGAGGTCATTTCAGGATGGCAGTCAATTTTAGTTGATAAATTATATCAAGAATACGAAAAAATTGTCGTTAGATCAAATAGTGACTTCGGGATCGATGAAATAAAAAAATAACAGAGGGGTCAGATAGTTGGCTCCGCTGGAATTTGTGCAAAATATGGCAGTGCACCGTTGATGACGAAAGATTCAGGAATATGAATCGAGCCCAAAGACTGTGGTATGCAGCCAGCTTAAATGAAGATCGCTCAGAAAAAAGAAAAGACGAATTAAGCATGGTTGAGTATCTGGCCTCATTTTGGAATAGTGAGGCAGTCAAGGAAATTCGCGAGCGTCGCGAGTCAATGGAAGATGGCCGATTTGATTCTGATTCTGAGTTCGAGCAAAGAATTGAAGATGGAGAATTATTTGATCGTGATCTTATTGCCGCGATAAAGGATAAGTATAAAAATACTAATTTAAAAGCAAATGATGACAGGAGCGTTCGCTCCGGAAGGGGGGCCTCTCTTCCGGGGGATATCTCTGGATTATTAAGTGCAATAAAGGATGATATTTAATTATGGCTCAAGGTGACGGATCTAATAGTACCGGTGCCGCCATCGGCGGCTTGGCCGATTCGGCGACAAGGGCCACTACCAGTGTAAAGACGTTATCCGAAAGCTTGACATCCCTATCTAGGGCCGGCATCAACACGGGTAATGGCCTCGGCCTTCTGACTGATGGTATAGCCGGCACGGCAAAAAGCATAGCAGATTTAACCGGGCAGATGGAATCGATTGTGAGGGCGGTTCCAATACTTGGCGGCCTTGCCTCGGCCCCCATTGGTGCAGTAAAGAACGTTATTAGCGCCATGGGCTCGGCAACAAGGGTCGCCTCGGAGGCGGTACAGGGATATATAAACACATTAGACTCGTTTTCGAAGCCAATCCGCGAACTCGAAGGAGGGATGTGGGATCTTGAAAAGGCATTCGGCGGAACCTTTGATACCGCAAAGTCTTTTTATGAAGTATTTAATACCGAAGTCACGTCAGATTTCGCAACTCACATGTTCCTCTCCGGAGAGAGTCTTCTCAAAATGTCAGAGGCCACAAGCGGTACTAGTATCAGGATGTCGGATCTCGCAGATACAATGCATGTGGGAGGGAGGGCTACAACAGCATGGTCTGTGGCCACAGCTCACGCTACAGCGATAGGAATGACTGCCGCATCATATATGTCTCATTTAAATACCTCCATGAATGTGTATGGAATGTCGACCGAGGGCGCTATTGGGCAGATGGCGATGTACAATCAAGTAGCCTCAGAGACTGGGTTAAATACCGACAAGGTCTCCAGCACCCTAGAGGGCGCGGCTCAAAGATTTGAAAAATTAGGAATGTCGGCAAACTTTGGCCGCCCGTTTTTAGAAGGGTTTGCCCAGTCGGTGACAAATGTTGGGCTAGGAATAGAGAACGCAATGAACCTGACCAGGTCATTTTCCGGCGCAATTGGAAAGCTAACCGAAGATTATGGCCTGGCTTACGTAACGTTTCAGAGAGGAGGCCTCGAGATGGGGGGCTCGAGCGGATCGGGAGTCCTCGGGGCGTCGATTGGGCTTCGCGCAGACATGTTAAGAGCAGAAAGAGATGGGGACCAGGGGGCTATGGCTCATACTCTGGCACAGGGGATGCGAGATACTATAGCGTCTTTTACCGGAGGAGATATTGTCACTCTGACTGAGGCCGATAACGACCCATCTAAAGCGAATGCCTACTATATGCAAGAGCAACTGCTGATGAGTCAGTATGGCATGGGCCAGGACGATGCATCCAGGACGCTAGAGATGCTGTCAGAACTCGATGATGCTCGCCGGTCTGGAGACTCCGGCGCTGTAGCGGCCCTAGAGGCTCAACTTAGTGAGTCGCGAACCGCGGTGGACGAGACCTTGGACGAAACCAAGAAGATATCTCTCCACACTGGAAGGCTAGTCGCCATGGCCCAGATTGCACAGATAGACAACATAAGGGGCCTTAGGGGGCGGGCTGGGGATGACGCCCGTCACATCGAGAGTGCCATGCGAGCCCTATTTAATCGCGTTGCCGAAATGGGCGGCGATAGCGACCAAGCCGCCATGGCAAATAGAGACTGGGACCAGATGAGCGTCATCATGGGAAACCTTAGAGGTGTCGATAGTTCAGACGACCTCGACGCAGCTGAGAGCGCGATAGTTTCCAACGCAGAAAGGACCCTCAGTAACCTAAATGAGGCCGGCGATATGTCACCGGAAGAGCTGGATATGCTAGATAGATTAAAAGAACGGGTTGGGGAATACACGAGGAATGGGACATACATAGCACCGAATAGCCAGGAAGCAGAAGCTGCAGCCCTCGCCGGTCGCAGCGGCACGTCCGGAAGTGGCTCGAGTGGGCGCAGCGGATCCAGCTCCGACCTCGCCTCATCTATGAATCGGCTCAGCCGAGCCCTCGAGAATCAGCCACAAAGAGTGGTAGTAACACCCGCCAACAGCCTGCTGGCGCTAGTTGAGGCCGCC